AACCCAAAAAAGAAGAAATTCCTGAAGATCAAGAGATTCCTGACGAAAACACTAAAGTTGGTCTGACCGAAGAGGTTAAAGAGGTCGAAGAAGAAATAATAGAGGAAGTCGAATCAGAAGAAATTCAAGAAAATGACCATGTTGATGAGGCTATAAAAGTCTTAGATAAAATTGTAAGTAACAAGGAAGAAATATCTGAAGAAACTGACTATGAGTTAATCAAGAAAGAAATAAAAGAACTCAGAACACTCATCCATAGAAATGTCAACGGAACTAGTGGTGGTGGAGAAGTTCGCCTTGAGTTCCTCGATGATGTAGATAGAGATACAGCAAAAGTAAATGGCAAGTTTCTTAAATATGACTCTTCATTAGGAAAATTTGTAGGAGCCTCCGGTGGTGCCGGATCTCAAGATTTGAATGATACTTTAGGAATAGGAAATACCTCTGATATTGGTATGAGTGTGGGTGTTGTCACTGCAACATCTTTCGTTGGTAATGGTGTCAGTCTGACTGGCATTGTAACTTCTATCGTTGCTGGATCTAATGTAACAATTTCTGGAAGCACTGGCAGAGTAACTATTAATGCCTCTGGTGGTGGAGGAACCGGAGGAAAGTTTAATGATGACCAGACAAATTCTGGTATTCATACAACGTCATCAAATGTTGGCCTTGGTACAACAAATCCAAGATATCAATTAGAAGTTGGATCTGTTGGTGCAGGTGGGACGCAGCTGTGGGTCAATGGTGATGCAAGAATTACTGGAATCCTCTCAGTTGGAACAGCAACAATCACTTTAGATCCAACTTCAAATAAAGTTCAGATCGGAACAGGTATTACTATTGATGCTACAACAAATACCATTGAAGTTGCTGGTAGTAAAATTGCCGATAACAGTGGAAACGCAGAATTTACAGGAATTGTTACAGCAACCACAGTTCAAGTGGGATCTGCAACAACTATTCATTCATCTGGAATTGACTTAGGTAATGGAAATATTACCTCACATAATATTAATTCAACAGGAATTATTACTTCTGCACAGTTAAATGTCTCTGGTGTTTCTACATTCCAAAGTCATGTTCATCTTGGTGATGATGATGAATTGAGGTTTGGTGCTAGTAATGACTTTAAAATTGTTCATGATCCAAACGATTGTCGTTTTGAGAACTCAAATGGTGATATTAAGTTTAAGAACACTGGTAATTATTTCTTCTTTGATGAGGACGGTGGAGAAACTCTTGCATCTTTTATTAATGATGGTGCTATAAATCTTTTCCATAGTGGAAATAAGAAATTTGAAACCACTGCTTCTGGTATTGATGTAACTGGTCACACTGAAACTGATACCTTTAGAGTTTCTGGTATTTCTACATTTAGTGGTGATGTCAATTTTGATAATGCAACATTATATGTTGATTCTACAAATAATAGAATTGGAGTTGGAACTAATAGTCCAAGTAGAAAACTTGTCGTTCAGGATTCTGGAAATACTTTCTTATCTGTTAAAGCAGGAACTTCGGATGATGTTGGTGTAATCTTTGGTGATACTGATAATGATGCCAGAGGATTAATTAGGTATGCGAATAACGGAGATTCTCTTAGATTCTGGACTGCCGGTACAGAAAAAGTTCGTATACTTTCTAGTGGTGATTTTGGCATCAACACTACAAATCCTTCAGCAAAACTTGATGTTAATGGCACAGTAAATATCTCCGGTGTTGCTACATTCCAGAGTCATATTCATCTTGGTGATGCTGATGAAGCACGTTTTGGTGATAGTAATGATTTAAAAATTTATCATAATAACAACGGTATTATTTTAAACGAAACTGGCAATTTAATTATTGCTGCAAACAAACTGAGAATTAATAATAGTAATAGTTCTCAAAGAATTATTCAGGGTGATAATGGTGGAGCAGTATCACTTTGGTATAGTGGTGACAAAAAATTTGAAACCACTGGTGCAGGTGCTACTGTTACTGGAACTCTGTTTTCAAATCAGTTAAATGTATCTGGTGTTGTTACTGCTGCTTCTATTGATTCAGCAACTATAAACTCTGTTGCAAATTTAAATGTAGCCAGTAATGCATTAACTATCGGAACTTCTGCAGATACGGTTACGATTGCTGGAAATTTAGTAGTTAGTGGAACGGAAACAATCATAGATGTTGAGAGACTTGAAGTAGGAGATAATAATATAGGTATTGCATCAACTACTCCAAAACTTAATGACTCCAACTTAGATGGTGCAGGAATTACAATTTACGGAAGTGAGGGTGACAAGACACTTAAATGGAGTAATTCCAACTCCAGAATGGAATTCAATACAGCACTTTCTGCATCTTCGTTTGCAACCTCCGGTGCTGTAACTGCAGGATCACTTTCAGTAAGTGGAAGTTATGGTCTTTCTTCAAAATATACCCATCAAAAGATAACTTCTTCTGGATCAGCAACAGAAACCCTAAATCAGAGTGGAAGAACTGCGACGGATATAATTATATTTGTGAACGGAATTGCTTTCCTCCCAACCGACGATTATTCAGTATCAGGAACAACTCTAACATTTGTAGAAGCTCCCTCAAGTGGTGCCGTAATTTCTGTTCGTTACTTACCAACTTAAAAATGAAGACATACAAAGAATTTAAAGAAGAATGGAGTAATAAATATAAGAAGAGTATTAATTGCTCAAATCCTAAGGGATTTTCTCAGAAGGCTCATTGTGCTGCAAGAGATAAAAGAGCAAAAGGTGAAAAGACTAAATCCAAACCAGTTGAATGAGCAATCCTCGTATCCCAAGAAAACCTGGTCAACCAGCAAATTCCAAGAAACATTCGGACCTTTATACGGATGAAAATCCAAAAGGTACGATTCATGGTCTTGGGTTCAAGGATGTTGCGACTGCAAAAGCATCTGTAAGTAAAATTCGTAAATCATCAAGATCTCATGCTCATAAAATCCAGGCAGCAGTTGCTATGGAACAAAGGGCAAGAGAAATGGGAAAAACTTCAGAAGCAGCTGTTTATAGAAAGTATATCAACTCAATGAAGAAGAAGACCAAAGAAATGAATGAAGCAAAGAATATTCATGGCAAGGTAGAAATTCCTCACGGAAATATTAAAAAACTTGCTGTGAAAGCTTCTAAAAGAGTTGATAGTGATGTTGATGGTGATGTAGACCATAACGATCCTAAGTCAGGAAAGTTTGGTGAGTTTGTTCCCTCTGCTGACGGTAAAAAAAGAGTTACTACTTCCATGAAAGAAGAAAAGAACGGTCGTTGCCCTGTAGGACAGTATTACTGTTATACAGATAAAAAGTGCAAAGAAATCCCCAAAGGATTTAAGGTTGTTGGAAGAATGGGTTATCTTAGAAAAGAGAATGGACACTCAGTCGATGAACCAAAAAATGGCAATGGCAATGGAAACGGCAATGGTAATGGTAACGGAAATGGTGGTAATGGTGGAAACGGAAATGGTGGTAATGGTGGATCTATGAGTGAAGAAGGTCTTCGCGATTGGTTCGGTAAGTCTAAATCAAAAGATGGTAAAGGTGGATGGGTTAATGTCGTAACAGGTGGAACCTGTGCAAGTGACGAACCTGGAGAGGGAACTCCAAAGTGTGTTTCTTCTGCAAAGAGAGCAAGCATGACAAAAGCAGAGAGACTTTCTGCAGCTAGAAGAAAGAAAAAAGCAGATCCTGGACAGCAACAAAAGACTGGTGCTGCAAAACCAACATATGTTTCAACTGACCCTAAAAAGAAAATGAAAAAGGAAGAACTGGAAATTAACGAAGCAAAGGATAAAAAAGGAAAGGGCAGTGGCACAAAAGATGCCTGTTACCATAAGGTCAAGTCTCGCTACTCTGTATGGCCCTCTGCATATGCATCAGGAGCACTAGTCAAGTGTCGTAAAGTTGGCGCTGCTAACTGGGGCAATTCGACCAAGAAAGAAGAATATATGAATCTTCCCGAATTTACTGAAATTCAGATCAGTGCGATGAGATCTGCTGGAATTGAAGTAGAAGTTGTTAATGAAGGTCTTAAAAAGAGATTAGCAGCAGCTGGTGCTGCAGCCGCAGTTGCGGCAGCAGGTGGTGGTGCCGGAGCAAAAGCAGCAACACATCACTCTGGTAGTGTTAATTTTAGTAGCAAACCAGTCGCTGCTAAAGCTACAGACAAGTCTGTAAAAAGTGCAGTAAGTAAAGCAATTGCAAAACCTGGCACTAGTCATTCTGCCTCTTCAGAAAAAGGAAAGAGGGAGAACAAAGTGGGAGTAAGTTATAGCATGACCCACACACCCAGTAAATCTGAAAAGACTGAGAAGAAAAAAGACAAAGATAAATCTGAAAAGAAAAGATCAGAAAAACATGGAGATCCAGGAAAACCAAATAAACCAAGTAAACCAGGGAAACCAAGTGGCAAAAATCCAAGTGGACCAAAGGTAAGAGGTGGAGGAGGTGATGGACCTAAAGTAAGAGGAAATAGTGGTGGTAGTGGTCCAAAAGTAAGAGGAAATAGTGGTGGTTCAAGTGATAGAGCACCTGAGGTAAGATCGACTACGAGTAGAACAGGAGGTAGTACATTAACAAAAGGAAATACATCATCATCAACAGGTGGTAGAACACTATTTAAATTTGAATATGAACCAGAAGGAGATATGGTTCAAGAGAAGTGCTGGAAAGGTTATGAGAAGAAGGGTATGAAGACCATGTTTGGCAAGAGATATCCAAACTGCGTCAAGAAAACCAAAAAAGAAGAATTGCAATTAGTATCAAAAACTCCCTTAGACGAGAAGATGGAATGTGT